TGTCCATATTGCGTTGGTCGGTGTGGGTTAACTCATCAAGTGTGAAGTTTGGGGATAAGTTCATTTCATGCTCCTCATTTGGTCATAGGTTTGGATACAGGTGTTGAGTTTTCTGATGGCGGCATCTCCTTCTGCGGTGATGGCGATAAGAGCATCAGCAACCGATCTGTTAAGTTCGGCTGATGCTGTTCCTGCGTCACCTCCGCTGGCAGTGGCGGTATCTGTGGCGGCTTGTAAGGCGCACTGGGGGGCTTTGACAGCAACCCGCAAGCTGAGAGCGCCAGTGGCAATATCATCACGCAAACGGGTCTCTTTAATCTTTGCAACATGGTTTGCCTTTCGTAGTGTCTCTGCATAAGTCTGCGCTACCTTTGCCATTGTTTGCTCGGTTTCCCTTGCCTTGGCATTCAGGGCAGCAATCTCCAGTTGTTGGCGTTCATACTCATTCAATTCGCCAGTGAAGTACCCAACACCAAAGCTACTCAGCACCGCCATGACGATGCTAAGAATTACCCAAGGGTTAAATAGGCTTAACATCATCGGCTTTCATCATTGCGTCTGTCTTGTCCTTGCTGGACTTACTAGAGCCGTAGAAAAACGAAATGATAGTTGCAACCGCAGTACCCAGCAAAAACCCAAGAATGATGTTTGCAAAGTCTCTGCCACCCTCTGGCAATGGGATAAAGGTCACGCAGAAAAAATAAATCACTGATGCCGCCGACCAAAACCAAGCAAAGTAATAAATGAAATGCTTTGCTGTTTTGTCATTTGGGTCTATCTGCATCTCGCCTCTCCTTTTCAATCTCACGCCTAAGTTTTTCTACCTTAACCAATTCTTGCCGCACTTGATTTTTGGTTTCAAGAATATCCACATACAGCAAGCCCAACAAGGGCAGCAGCAACCCAATCAGCACACACCCAAAAACCCAGCCCATCACATCTTCTGCCACCGACTGACGAGGGCGAGCCACAGCCAAAGGTAAAGGAGGAATATAAAAGTCGCCACTACCCACGCCACTTTTAGATGCAGGCTTCTTTTTTCTTGGCGGCGTTGCCATGCCATCTCCTTATCGCGCCTTTCCTTTGCAATCCTAGCTTTTTCCTGTTCATCGCGTATGACACCACGCATTTCAAAGGTCTGTGTGTACAAATCGGCGAGGCCAGGCGTTTGGTAGACCATGATTTCTCTGATGGTTACTTCCAGCTTTTCCATCTCTTGCTGACACATAATGCGATTCATGGCCGTTTGCATCTGTTGGGCATTGGTAACAGTTGGGTCATAGACTTTTGCTTTTTCCTCCTCAGCCCTCAAGTATTCAGCCAGCTTGTCTTGCAGTGTCCAGAATTCTGTGAGCTTGGAAACAATATCCGCCATTGCTTGTGATTCGTTGTAATCAACAAACTTTGTTGTCTTTTTTGCCACAGGCTTGGGCGTAGTGGTTTCTGCTCCAAACAGTCGTTGCCACCATGACTTAACGGCTTTGGCATCACTGGCAATTTCCTCTGCGGTGGACTTGATTTTGAGGAAGTTGGATTTGCTTTGTTTGTACAAGTCGCATAGTTTTGTGATTCCTTGCACACAACTATTGGCAGCGAGTAGCAAACTGATCGGATCAATTTACAGCCCCAGTATTTTTTTGACCAACTCACCAGCAAAGCCTGGCCCCAGCAACACAGCGGCAATTACCACATAAAGCAAATACTCAATGCGGGTCATGCGCTGTGAGCCTGAATCAAAAGACTTTTCGATGGCGGCATATCTTTCAGCGCAAACTGCCTCATGCACCGCCAGCCGTGTGTCGGTATCCTCGGCCATTACATACCCTCGCCCTGCACGATATAAACCGTAGAGGCGGCAGATGCCAATCCACTGAAGAAAGATTCACGCCCAAAGCGTAAGACCTCAACAGCACCAGGCACTAACACAATGGCCGATGATGGTGTACCAGCAACAGGCGCAACAGCATTTGCCGTAGCGATTGCTGCCGTGCTTCCAACGCCAAGAAAGACCGTATTTGCGCTGGAGTTAATGATGCGATATTGACCTACCGATTGAGCGTCAAAACGTGTATCAACCAGTGCCTGAACGCCAGTGGGCGCACTAGCTGCCGCAGGGATAACAACGGTTTTGCCAAGTGGGGCAAATGCAATTTGTGAGTTTGTGGACATAATTATCTCCTTAAAAATTTAAGTTGTTGCCCAAGGCAATGTTGGTTCAGCAATTTTTTTAGCCAATTTACGAGCAATTTGATCAGCAACTTGTGATTCCGCCTGATCTTTAAGCAATTTCACACCAGATTGCGAATTACCGTCAGCGTCATCCCACACAATCACCTCAGGTTCAAAACACCAGCCAAGAACCTGCTGTTCTGTTAATTGATTAAATGGTACGAATGTGTCACCACGAATCAATCCGCGCACACATTCAGCAGAAGATGAAGTTTCTCCATCTGTACCAATAACAGTTAGTTCAACTTTGACAATCAAGTTGTCTTCTGCGACTTGAACTTTGTTAATCGTCCATTTAAATGTTAGAGACATAATTTATCCTTTGTTAAATTGCAGCCAGCACAAATGCCAACAATTCCTCATAACGAATACCGAAACGATTTCCTGCCTCAGTAGCTGGCGTAACTTCTACGCCATTTTCATCCAGTACAGCAGGGTTTGCTTCCCATTCGTCATAGCAAAACAGACCGTAATCGTCAGCATTCAATCCTTCAGATTCAAACGCCAATGCAACTTCTTGCGCATACACGCCAAAATGAATACGGGCCTTATCACCTTTAGACTCCACAGCATCTGCAAATTTAAATGCTTTGAGCAAGCCTTTAACTTTTACTGCAACTGCTTTTTCAGCATCAGACAGTGGGCGATCTTGCACTTTTGACCGAGCATCAGAAGTATTAATCGTGCCAGTAGTTGCATAAACCACAGTCCAGCGGCGTGATGCGCTACCAAGTGTTGTTACATTGTCAGTGGCTGGGCCAAATTCGCTTGAATCTGAAAGGATGGGTTGACCAGTGTTTTGTAAAAGCGCAGATTCAAGACCGAGTGTGGCCTTTACCAAACCAAATCTAGCTCGCAAGCCATTGTTAGCGTTGATTGCACTAACAGGATAAGACCCGCACAGTTTTGCTTCATTGTTTGCGAAATTTGTACACGACAAATATGCAGGTGCTGCACAGAACACTGCATTGGCCTGAGTTGATGCGGCGGTGTTAATAAAGTTTGTATATCGGGCTGCTTGGCATCCAATCAGTTGAACACCTGTTGACTTGTAAACATCTACAAATGTACCTACTACGCCAGCATTGCGACCTTGATAAATACCGCCAACAACACGCAATTGAACAGTTTGGCTATCAGTACCCAAATTGCCAACTTGAAACATACTGAGTGATGCATCGTTTACAGATGGAACATCTTCTGCATAGCATCCAATAAACTCAATGTTTTGACAACTAGCTTCAATTACTGCACCGTAACTAAGTGCTTCAAATAAACACTCTGCAAAACGTACACCAATACCACCAGAGCCAAATCGCACACCAATCGGCGCTATCTGAAACGTACACAAATCCCAAACATCTGTTGTAGGTGGTGCTGAACCAGAATATTCCACACACGATGTGGTGCAGCTTGCCATGCGAATATTGCTAAAACGATTGTTGATCGTGTCAGTGCAAAGAAAAGCAGACCAAAAGTAAATAATTTCGAGGTTGAAAAAATTACCGTAGATCACAGTGTCAAGATTAAATGCTCGTCTAGCATACCCTGGAGTTGTACCATCGCCATCGCCTTGGATGTACATACCGCCAACGCTTACATGGCCCAAAAAGTTTTGCGTAGGTGCGGGAAGATTTTGGACATCAAATAAATCTGATTCAACCGTTGGCGCAAATAAAATTTTTGTTCCAGTAAAACCAGAAGCGTATTCCCACCAGCCTTGAGATTCATTAACACCAATTAAATTAGAGCCTTTGTACAAATTTAGTGTGCTTGTTACTTTGTAAACGCCAGCAGGAAAGAACACCTGCTGAGTGCCTTGGGCCGCGTCAATTGCGGCTTGAATTCCAGCGGTGTCATTCGTTATACCGTTACCAGTTGCGCCATAGTCTAGTACGTTGACTACCGCACCAGTAGTCATCGAATAGGATGCTTTTGTTAGTGACATTTTTTATCCTTAGATGAATGTTCCAACAAATGTCCATACGCCAGTTTCAGCATAACTTGCGTTGGTATTTGCAATCGTAATGGTCAAATTGTTACTACCATCTGATCCAGCAGTGACTGTGTGAGTTGCGCCCAAACCTTGCGTTGACGCTGAAAGAGATGTTGCGTTTACGCTTCCGACTCGCGAAGACACAAAATAAACAGCTCGCGTGTTGTTGTTTCCAGCACCAACTAATTCAATTTCATAAGACAAGATTCCGCTGACAATTTGAGCCAGCGTGATCACATAGTTACCAGCAATCGCAATTGTTCCAAATGATGCAGAAGTTATTTTTCCATTTGTAACTATTAGATCGCCACCAAATGTTTGGTTCCCTGTAAAATTATTAGCCGCATCCGTTCTTGCTATGGTGGCTGATGTTGCAGGGAAAGTCATTGTCGTGGCATCAGTTCCAGCAATGGTTAACGAATTATTTGCCGTTAAAGTTTTGTTATTTGCAATTGTTAGAGTTGCGCTGGTAGCTGGAGCCGTGATTGCTACTTTGTTAATGCTAGTTGCTGAAGCAACTCCCAAAATTGGAGTAGTAAGAGTGGGAGATGTTTCCAGCACGTTATTGCCAGTGCCAGTATTGGTTACGCTAACGATTTCTTTGCTTGCATTAAGCGCCAGCGCAGTAGATGCGGTCAAACCCGACAGAGTGCTTGTGCCTGAAACGGAAAGATTTACGCCATTCAAATCAGCACCGCCCTCGACCCGCTGCCAAACAGAGCCGTTGAAGGTTGCTAGGTCGCCCACTCCCCAGTTGCTGATTCCGTTCAGGTTGGTAGAACCTGCTGTGCCAACAACGTAGTAATCGCCCTTTGTACCCACACTGGAGGCCAGCGCAGGGCTGTTGGCATTGGCATCCCATGTGCCTTTGAAGTTCAACGCACCGATGGCGTTGGTAATGGATGAGACTGATTTCAACATGGTTTATTCCTCACAATACGAATTCAATGATTGAGGTTATGGGTGGGGCTTCGCTGAATGTTACGTTACCGCCAGAAAGTGTGTATGTGTTTTGGTTCTGGTAAATGCCGTTGATGTATATCAGGCTTGGCACAAAAGCAACCGAAAAGACGGTCTGAGTACCTGTGCCAGTTGCATTAACAACGAGATTGCCAGCAGAGCCAGGGAAAGCATTACCGTTCAACGAGGTATAAACCACCGTGGCGTTCTTGTTTTGGACTTGGATGGAGTAATCGCCGTTGGTGTAAATGCGTGATGGTGTGCCTTGGTAGACAGGATAACCCCCACTTGTGCGGATGGGTTGAACAGCGGTGATGGTGAGCGCATCATCCCAATAGGCAACAATCGGGTTGGTAATTGGGTTCAGATTGACAGTGCCAATCCAGATGTAACCATCGTCAAGCGGCTGTCCATCAGCACCCGCAAATGCTGGGAATGGTGGTTCTACTGATAGTGCTGACATTTATTCATTCTCCTGTGTGGCTTGACCAGCTTGGATTGCACTTTGCAAGAACTGAATTCTCGCATCAACATTCTTTGGCAAACCAACTAAATCTGCAAATTTACTAAACGCAGGCGATAAAGCGGCTCTTCGTAGGCTTGCAGCACTCTCACCCTTGGTTGCGGCTTCTATTGCAAGACTTTGGAAACTTTCATCAGCAAACAATTTGCCTGCCGACTTCAAAGCATCTTTGTTGCCCTGAGTCAATGCGCTTGTAATAACTGATGCTGCACCAGCCAAAATAGGACCACCAGTAGCCGCCGCACCAGTCACGACACCTTTTGCAAGTGTGCTTTCCATGACCTTGCCAATCAAACTTTCCGCTTGCATCCCTTGTAATAAGGCTTGATTTGCTTTACCTGTTGTCAATACGTTTGCCCGTGCCTCTGTGACCCGCTTAGATACCTCAAACAAGTCCCTAAGTACATCTGCTGAGTCTTTGCCCAACGTGTCCACAATGGTCTTAAAAACAGGCGGGTTGGCTCTTAGTTTGGGGTATATATCAGCAAACTCAGAGAACCCAAAGCCACCCTTTTCTGCGCCCCTTGCCGATCTAGTGACAGATGCCAATGCTGTCGCAAGTGTTTCTTTGCGTAAATCATCAGGTACAGTTTTCAAAAGGCGGTTGAATTCTCCAGTATCACCTTTGGCGGCACTGGTAATCGCTGTTCGCATCTTGCTGGCAACGCTACCCTCAATATCTTGACCAAATGCATTAACGATGCGCTTGCCCAATGCTCTCTCTTTGGCATACAAAAGATTAGCGGATCGTAGTTCTTGCCGCAATGTTTCGCCACCAACATTTCCAACATTGGTCAGTTGATCGTCAGCTAAAGCCGCATATAGACGCTTTAAATCAGCCTCAGCCATACTGCCATAAGGCGATTCCAGCTTATTGATTGCATTGCCAATTAACTGTTTCTCACGCTTCAATCGACCATAGGTCACATTGCCAGCCTCAATCATCTTTGACAAATTACGTTCTGCTACTGACATCCCAGCATCGCCGACTTCAGCTTTAACTGCATCAAGTGTTTCTCGCAGTTTTGGCAAATCAACCACAGTTGTCTTTGGCACTTTTTCATCGACTGAGTTATATATTTTCCCTGCCGCAGTGTTAAGGTCTGAACGAGTCTTGGTCAGAGTATCTTTAATTTTTTGCGATACCACACCAGGCGCAACAGCACCCTCGACAAAAGTTGCATCAAATTGCTTGATTGCATCATCTGCTTTGTCAACAGCTTGAGATACTGTATTACGCCATGCGGCCTCTGCATCACCGCCAGCAACAGAACGGGTCAACCCAGCCGCCGCCCTGACTTGTGGGTTATCGCTGAATACATCAGCAGGCAATTGAATGCCAAGGCGGTCTGCGGCTTCTTTTGCCGCTACATTGACTTGGGCAAGATCGGCCAGCCTGTCGCGCGCGCCAGCCGAGCCGAAGCCTGTGCCGGATGCCTTCTTGACCAGATTGCCGACTTCTTCCTCGGTGATCTCTGCCACGACTGGAGCCACTGCTGGTGCTGCGGCTGTCACTGGTGCTGCTGGTGCTTTTGGTGCACCAACTGAAGCGCCCTGCTTGATAGATTCCAAGTTAACGACTTTTCCAGTGCCTTTGCCAACTGGAACGAGCGCCTGGATGTATTCATCTTTGTTGAGAACGGCTGCGGCATGACGGTGATTGCCGTCAATGATTCGCATGTTCTCATCCAGTCGAATTGGAAGCACGTCCTCAACGCGATCAATATCCTGAATGGACTTTGATTTTGCAATCTTTTCTGCTGTGCCTATCGATGATGCATTGAGATAGTCCTCACCGACTTGAGTTGGGACTGCGTCAGATGTTTTCACCATCCTCAGCTCAAAGTCAACGTCAGGAGCTGCTTGTGCTCGTCGGCTGATGGCGCTGAAC